GTTTATATATAAAGAATAAAAATCACTGAATTCAAGAGTAAAAATTAGTTTTCTAATCTTTTTTTAGGAAACTTAAATCCAATTTTATGGAATTATCCCCTTCTTCTATAGATAAGTCAGATAATATATTAAGATTTTCTACATCTGGCTCAAAATCTATATCAAATAGATCATCAGTCCTGGCATTAAATTCATGATCTTCCTGCTGCACATTATTACACTCCACTATGTTAGTAAACATAAATTTAACAATTAAAAGCAATTTCCTATATTTTTTTCTCATGAAATTTGGCATTTGATTTATTCTCAACTCTGCAAACTGTAACTTATACTTCTTGCTTCTCTTTGTCAATAATATTTCATTATTGACAAATTTATTCCAATAACCAGGAAACAAAGTTTCAAATTCAGATTTGAACCTTATATCACTGAGGAGTTTCATTGGCTCTTTGAAACTAAAAGGTATATATTCATTCTCTAACTTGCTCATGGATCTTTCTCCAGCACTATTAGCATCCTCAAGGATTTTGTTATCAAATTCACCAAGCATACTGCTTAATTTTGTCTTCAAATTTTCCCAATCCATACCCTGTTGATCGGCTTTCTCTTCTTCTTTAGATATTTCTTCTTTAGGACTTTCATTATTGGATCTGCTCAAATTTCTTTGTCTAAATTCATTAATTCTGGATTCTAATTCATCACTATATTTTTGAAATTTCTCGTTTGGTTCGATACTACTTCTAATAATTTTCATTTTTTTATCCACAATTCTAGATTCTGATTCAATAATATCTTCGTTCATTTTGCGGAAATATTGATTGATATCACCCAATTTTGACCTCAGCAATTGATTTGATATTGCTTCAGATTTACTGTATTTTTTACCCTCTATCATTATTTCATCACTCAAATATTTAGTGCTTCTTAGTCTTTTCAAAACATCTTCATCATTAATTTTTTTAAAATTTTCGATTTCCAAATTCATACCTTCATTGGTTATTAAAAATAGATATTGACTGCAGCTATCCAAATGACTATATATGTTCTCTGTTTCCATGTTTCTAATATAAAAATATTTCTTTCCATAAGCACCCAATAGGTCTAAACTTATAGAATGACATCCTATTAAAACACTCATAGCGCCACCTCTTAATCCTATTAATTCTAACAAATCAAGATGGGATGTCCTGGTATAAATCAATTCTGGCAATTCAATATCGTCATCAAATTCATAACACTCACTAATATCAGGATCAAAACTATATCCGCTATCAAATTCATCTTGTGCATCTTCTGTTAAGGGTTTGAACACAACATCCACCACTCCAGGAGAACTAATTTGTACTTTGAGGATTGTTTCTTTCCTAGATTTTCCTCTGAAAACTTTTAGATTATTTGGGCAAGTATATTGCGACATTCTAATAGCATGTTGACGGAAGTAAGACATATAATTATTCAACTTTCCACCTTCTCCATATAATTTTCTGCTGTTATCACTAAATCTTAATCCTCCTCTGCAGATTGTAGGTAAATAAAGAGCATCCAATAGATCCACAAACCAATTTTTTATAACTGTATTTTCAACTTTAAATTCTACTGTTCTCAAGAGAGGATCATTAGATGTGTAATAGTTTAAATGTTCTGTTAGACCTTCATCCAATAATTCAACAATTATATCCATAAGTTTTCCTTGTAGTTGATCTTTATTACTAAAAATAGATGAAACTCCTGCTGCATTCATCAATATTCTAGTAAATAAAACTTCTAGATAATAACTTTGGGGTTTATAAAGATTGTTATTCATTCCAAATCTAGATCGATATGATTCAAGAATTGATGAGCTAATTAAATTATTGTCCAAAATTTTACTAATACATTTGATTAATGGAGATAATACATCTGTTGCTCTATCTCCCATAATTTTACAAGAATCAAAAATTCTTTTGCTTCTTATTGCAAGTACTAATGATTCAATTTTATATTCAGTAGAAAGTTGGGGGAAGCTAGTGATTAAATAATTCTCTCTCTCGTCATCCTCTAAAGTGGATATTCTATGAATAATATTTTCATATTCCATTGTGTTTATATTTGTATGACCTAATTTTATTAGAAGATTATAAACTTTCCTAGGAATAGGTGGTAGATCTCTTCTTTTGATAAATTCAGACATTTCTTCTTCTGTGGGAAATCCAAAGAGAGGATTAAATTTTTTCCATTCCATTATTGCAAACATAAACACTTCTAATTCAGTTTTCTCGTCCCTATATACGGATAGAGCTGTACTACTACTTCTTAAAACTTTATAGATAGTACTTCTTCCTATATTATCTAATAGATAGTCAAAATCCATTTTTGCAAAACCCAAATGTTCAATGGACATACTTTGAACAAAATTCAATAGTTTGGGTGAATCATTTATTAATAAAGGTATTTTATTAGTGTCTATATATTCACTCAAATCAACAACAAATTTTTCATCCACAGGTACAAAGAAATTTATTTTATACTCTTTCCCATCTGTGTCTCTATAGATAAAAGCGTTATATTTTTTCTCTCTATTCATCTTCCTGTATAAAAAAGAAGGCCTTAAATTATTGCTAAATTTAGTCTGCATTAAAATGATGTCAAATGATTTGGCTCTACCTATTCCGAATATACCTTCTTTATATTTAAAACCTAAATATAATTGGTCAATACTTCCAAATTCTGAGTTTGCAAATTCTGTATATATTCCTGAATTCCTAAAAAAACTATTTAAATACCAAGAAGTAGAACTGGGCAAATCACCTGAATAATCGGTTTCTATGGTTAAATTTTGTACTATACCATTAGAGACTGATATCTTCATAAATAATTCTGGCAAAGAGATGAAGCATGATCCATTGCCATACCATTTTCCCATGATTTTGACTTGTTCTCTATCCCAATAAGACCAGAAATTAACATAGGCTAATTCAACTCCTTCACTTTCTACTGAATTTAATAAAATGACTTTCCACTCCATAGGCATTTCATTTACCAATTCCTTCTCTTTCTCAAAGGGATGTTTAGTATATATATCCAAATCATCCACTTCATATTCAGATATTATGTTACAAACCCAATAACATTTTATATAATCTCTAACTGATCCTGGTACCTTGCCTTGAATAATTTTCTTTTCCCAATCAACTATAGAAGCTTTTTTATTTTTCAATATAACCTGAAGTTTTTTTATAGAATTATATTCAATCATGCTTAATACCTCGGAATAAGTTTCTATTCTTCTTTTATCACCTCTAACCGGAGATATTAATCTGTAATCTCTTGAGTCCTCTCTTAAAACTTTTCTGGTCAGATATAATAATTGATCATTGCTATAATCAGAAATTGTTATTCCTATAACATTCATGTGATTTTTTATCTTTTCTACATCACGGAAAGGATTATTTCTTTTCCCCAATAATTTATAACCATCTGGTTCTCTTTCATATGCCACAAAATCAGTAGCACCTATGGATAGATTACCTAAAGTAGACTCGCCGGTTCTAAAAGTAATAGGCTTGTCTTTCAGATTGGAAACCTGAAACTCTAATATATTAGTTCCTTCTAATGAATCATAGAACATATACAAATCTTTATTAACGATATCTAAATACTTATCTAACAACTCTATTGGACTAGAATCCAACTCGACCAAATCTTTATATTTTGACAAGACAGTGGTTAATTTCACAACATCATGTCTAGCTCCAGAAAGATCTAGTATATCCCTATAATTTCCAGCACCAAAAATCCTAGAAAATCTTCTTGCTGAGGGTTCATCTACCAAAGACGAATAAAATTTCCTGTCTCTCAATTTGTTAACATACCATAAAAGATTTAATTTAGCATTTCCTAGTTTACAATTATTCAAAACCCAAGGCACTCTTTCTTCAAGCTTATCAATTAAAGGGTGCAATCTTTCAAATTTTTTATAAAGTCTATCACCCAACTTAGCTCCCATATCCCAATTAAGACTTAATTCTGCTTTTGAAATATCCATCATAGAAGTTTTTTTGAAATAATTGATTATTTTCCAAAAATTGTCTGCATCCATTTTTTTCATTCTGGCTAAGTCTGCCATCCCACCAGAATATAACAATTCAAGAGGATGACTATCAATACCACCCAAAAATTGGAAAGGTAGATCCACAACATGTGTTATGTTATAAACTCTTTGAATATATTTTTCAGTTAGTTTCATTATTAAGAAACTTTCTTCAAAATTTCCACCTTGAGACAACATTTCAACACTTTGTGTAATGGCAAATGTTATGTCTGATCCGTATCCATTATCACTAGGTTTAAAAGGGAGAGTTGATGCAAATTTTGGCACGACTGGCAAAAATCTATCAAAAACATAAAGAATAGATAAAAACTCTAAATAAACATCATGATTTACCTGACTTTTTTTGATAGACAACATATGATTTGCATTTTTTAAAAACCAATCATACAGTAACACAGAAGGCCTTATGCTATTTTCTTTTTCATGATAGCTACTCAAAACACTATCATCAGAATGACATTTAGCATCCATAATTACCAGCCCATAATTTTTTACTAATAAATTATTTCTAATAGCTTCACTAGCCACGATTTGATTGGCTGCATGCATTAATGTGGACAAGTAATTAAAAATACCCATTACAAAAGAAAATTTCACTGTCATCATATAACCATCAGCAACTTGATTCATAACACTTACATATTTGTGATAAGGTTTAAACTTATCATTATTCCTCATTTTGCTTAAAACATGTTCTCTAGTTACAAATTTCTTATCAAACATTTTATAGGAAAAATTCATAAACTCATTGACAAAATCACTCGGAAGTAAAGGAGATAATCCATGGATAAAATGCATGTATTTTTGAAACACACTATGCGGAGCCCATCTCCTACAATCCAGAACCCATCTTACAGTCTCGTTTACCCAATTTTTCTCTGGCTTCTCATAAAAATCTGAGTGAATTAAACCATGTCTCTTATTACTAGGTATTGATATAAATTCATTCGGTAACTTTTTACAGATCATTTTAAACATTTTTTCAACCGGACTTTGTCTCAATTTGGTTGTAATATCCATGCAAAAAATCTCTCTTCCACCTCCTCTTTGTATTTTATGCACTACATGAAAAATGAGATCCTTATAATCTTCTTTGGGTAAAGTCAGTTTATCTTCCTTTATGAGAGAATTACTTGTAACAAGATCAGAATCCAAATAATTACTTATGCACTTGAATAAATCTTCATCCTTAGTCAAATCATCTATTTTCTGGAAAACTATTTCATAACCCTTTTTGTTGAAATAATTTTCGGGTTTCCATCCTCTCAATCCATTAGAATTTGCTATTGTATCCATATCATCCTTTTTCAATCTTTCCCAGTAATTATGATATTCTAAAGGATTACTACTGCTGTTTAAATAACCAGCAAGATGATGTCCTAGGTACTGACAGAATACAGGATCATATTTAAAATCATCCCCATATATAGAAATATCAAAATCTAGAATATTCGATCTAAGACTATCATCTTTTAGCCCCACTACATCACCATGATTCAAATCAAAATTCTTTATGTCATCTAAGATTTCCCAAAGATTACTGGCTTGTTCTATACTACTATTCACCGGCGCCTTAGTCATCATATACGTAATATAAATGAATGTCGTTAAATGATCGGCATTTATAAGAGGCTCTCCTAACCAAAGATCTTTTAAGTCTATTTGTGACAAAAGCAAATCTATATTGCTTTTTCTTTTCTTGTTTATGCTAAACAATTTTAGTGCAAAATCCTCATAACCTTGAGATATTCTATACCTCAACCAAGAATCCATGTATCCATAATTAAAATCGGCGAAACTCTTAATAATTCCCTTAATATTTGCATTTGCTCCTAGAGGATTTACAATGAGATATCTACTGTTGTGCATGAATTGTTCAGTCTTCCTCCTATTGTGAAGAGATAGTAGAAAAGGGAAAAGGTGCAGTCGAGGAATAGGTTGAGAAAAGTCAGAAAATGATCTAGTATAATTCACAAATAAATTCATAAAAGTTCTATAAGAAATTGAGTGATGATCCATCAACACATCTTGGTGTATTTGAGACCAAGGTGACACTATCAAACATTTGCCATTACTTCTAAAAAATTGGAAATTGGGATTTTCCTTATAACCACTAAATTTTAAATCTTTTTCTTCTATATAAAAAAATACCCTAAATAATCTGCTTCTCTGGTTTTTGTAGAGCTTTGGCCCTCCTCTCAACAAAACTATTATATTATCAAAGCCAAGATTGTCAACTTTTATATAATCTTTATTGTAGGATTTGAGACTTTCATTAAATAAGAAACCAGATAATCTTTGATTAAACTCACATAACTGTTCTAGAAGTGTTCCTGAAAAAAAGTTTTTGAAAAAAGTATCAAATCTTTCAGTGTGTAAGTTTTTCATATCAGTAAGAAACTTAGGTGAGGCATGTCTAAAAGAATTATAAAGCTTCCCTAGATCCATATCATGGAAATTTGGGTAAACTAATCTGTCAATCAATTCAACTAAATATTTTCCGAATAATGCATTTAAATCATTTTCTAAGAACCCCACTCCTTTAAAAGATCCTTTATTTTCATAATGTGCCATTTCTTTTTCAAAATCACCTCTATTTTGACTTTTTTTACCACAGGAAAGCTTTACTATTCTCTCATGAATGATACCTTTTGTATTCCCCATCAAATTTTTAAACTCTTGCTGTTTAATTCTCAAATCTTCTTTGATGCCTTTAGCCTTTGTTTGTGATTCTTTATCTAAATCCCTAAATGGAGTGGCTTTTCCATTATTTAACTCCAGAACTTTTCTATACAATTTCCTATTTAAATCTGAAAGTTCATCTCTTACTAACCTAATTGAATCATTCATCATCTTTTTATTAACAGGACAGAAATTGTTGTTTAGAATTTTCTTCAAAATATTTTTAGTATATTCTCCTTGTCCGCCTAATACAAACATTTTCATCATGGGATTGTTCAATTTATCTAAAGTTGTTGTACTTAATGGCGCTGTTATAAAGGGATACAAAAAAGTGGGTCTAGGGGTGTACCTAAATAATTTATTGGATAAACTATTATTCACCTTTAATTCATCATCAAAGACAATGATTGATTCCTTAATATGGTTTTCATCAACTTTACAATTGGCCAACATCATTTCGCTTTTGCAATTCAATAGCGGCTCAAAGTCTAAATTACTTAATTTTTCAAAATAATTCGGGGGGAAAGCTACCTTATCATCATCTTCTAGAGGAAGCATATTTGATAAACCTATTTCTTCTAACTCTCCATATTCAAGCTTTATAAAAATTTCTTTTTCATTCCACAATTTATCATTAATAGGATTGTAAGACCATTTTGTATCTCTTATAATCTCTCTCCTATTTCCTATAGTAACCGGTATAGTTCCTGATAACTTATTAAATGGTACAAAACCATTACTATCTTTAAATTTGATAAGTTGGAATATCTTTGAAGGATCAAATTTGTCAAAATCATCTAAAGCTTTTTTAAGATTTATTCCTTTTTTATTTTCACTAACTTCAATTCTGTTACTCTCCAGATTAATAACAATATCTACTTTTTCAATTCTCCTTTCTAAACTTCTAAAAAGTCTATCTCTTATATAATTCATATTTTCTGAAACTAAAGAAAGGATTTCAGCATTTAAATTTATAACCCGTCTCAAAGGTGGTCTATCATAACTTTTTAAATTATGACCCTCAAAAGGTAATTTGACAGTCGTATTATAAGATTTGACATTATTTAAATTAATAAGAAATCGGTCTTTATTAGAAATCTTAAAAAAATCATCCAGAATTGTGTTGAAATCCTTGTGATTATCTCTAAAAGGATCTAGAATTTCTAGAATCTCAAGAATATTGTAATTATCCAACACAGCAGGAACGATTACTGATCGGCAGTTTATTCCCAATTTATCTGTAATCATTCTAGCTTCTAAATCATATTTTTTGTCAAAATTACCACCTCCTTTGATAAAGTCTACAGAATCATATCGATTTCCTACTGTAAAATCCATCAATATGATTTCTCCATTTTCAATGATAAAATCTGGTGTTTTTTTAGAGTTTATGTATTTAGTCAATGGCATATCAGTCCCTAATTGATGAGGCACATCCGATATTATTTTTTTACAAATTACTCCAAATACATTGTGCCTAAATTTTGAGAAAGCCTTTAAAAAATCATGAGGAAACATCAATCCATTTTTATTCATAATTTCTAATCTATCTAATATTATATTGTGAAGTATATTATAAGCTTCCAGTAATTCAGATATTGATGAACATATCATTAATTCAGAATTTAGCATATAAGAATAAAGAGTTTGTGTATCTGAATCAGGAGAAACAACATAAACTCCTTTATAGATCTTTGTAGGAGATTCAACTGGATAATTTAAGTTTTGGGATACTTGATCTTCCAACCACATTGCGATTTTTTCTTGATCCAATCTTTGTGATTCCAACTTGAGGTCTAATTCATGCTCTCTGGACAATCTATCTTCTTGACCCATTAGCATCATATTTAAATTCATATCAAAAATCTCCTGAGTCCATTTGAGGTTATAGATTTTAGACATTTCATCTTCCTTTCCCAATCCCACTTGTTCATAATTGACATATTTCTCTATCTTTGTAGTAGCTAGTTCATCAAGATTCCACAAAATATCAAATTCTTTTCCTAATTGGAAATTGTTGTTATTCAATCTTAGAAAAGATTCAATTTCAGTGAAATCCTTTGTTAGAAATTGGATAGGATAATAAATTCCTTTGTCAAAAAACAAATTGAATTTTTCGCCTTGTCCATAACTTTCATTCATAAAATGGCCCCTATTTATGAATGAGATGTTGATTCTTATCCCATAGATTCTGGCTAATCCAAAAACAAGATCATCAGGTATTTTTAAATGTTGTTTTAAAGAAGTCCTAGATACAATTTCTTCATGAAGGAATTTCCAATGATTTTGTTGTAGAATATGATTTTTATAATAAAATAAAAAATTCAGAGACTTATAAAAGCTCATATCTTTGTCAACATAAAATATTAGACAATCATTTTTTTGGCAGAGTACCTCAAAACTATCAGGTGACAAAAAAGTGTTTGGATCTTTAATTGCATCTTTTAAAGCTTGTGTCAGATCCTTACTTAAGAAATACATTATATTGTCTTCAGGCAATATAACCTGCAGAGCCATAACATAAATTCTCATTCGAAACCGAGATGGATAAGCATACCCATCAGAATATTCTGATAATAGAGAAGAGGAAGACATTCTTTATAAAAAAACCGAA